AATTTGTTTATATTCTTTTGTTGATATATATTTTGTCATGTTTATCTTTCAATTATCTGTTTTGCCAACTTTTTGTGACATCATCTGGGGTTGATTCGGAGGCACCGTCACTGTCTTTGGGGGTTAGAATTTCTTCCTGCGGTATATCACCAATTGAAAGACTTTCTTCGTTCTCTCCCTTACCTTTCCCCTTCTCTTCTGTCTTAAATTCTCCACGCTCTCTTGCGCCTTTGCCTTTTCTGGCTTTGGCTTTTGCTAACTCATGTTCTGTCTTTTCATTATATTGAATTATGTGTAATCTAGATTTCTTATCTTGTATTACCCATATTTCTATTTTCTTGATACCATCTCTCGAAACAACTCTATAATCCAAGAATTCAAATTGACCTTTAGGCATTATATCATACGGACGGCCTAATATGTTCTCCCCTTGTATTACCAAGAGATATGTTACTAAAATGATCATTGGAATGGTAACAAACTTGATACCATATTTCAACGGTAACTTGATTATCAATATACAGCAAAGTATAGCCAATGTCAAATCTAGAAATGCTAATACGCTAAAGAAATGTGATACTGTTATAAACATTTTATCTATGTGGCTCCCCGGTTGGCGAAGTTGGGTCAGTTGGCCCTTTTGGATTCAGAATAAAGTGTTCTTCAGTTTCGGTGTCGATGTCTGTTACCAAATCATCCCTGATGATAAAAGAAAATGCGGTCTTCTCTTCTTTAGGATTTTCCAGAATAATTTCTTTTCTTGTTAAAATTTTATAACTCGGATTTATCTGAATAAGTTCAACCACAACGGGGACAGGCACTCCATCGAATGTTCCAGAAATTCCATTAGTAGTTTTAGCCATATAGAAATGAGTATTGACCACATATCTGCCTGGCATCACTCCTCTAAAGGTCACTACTTCTCGTCTAGGTGACAATGAGATCTTCTGACCATCTTTTATAACAAAGTTATTGGAGATTCCTAAGTCATCTCTTTCTAAAAATAGATAAGAATTTTCCTTATGAGTAAATCCAATATTATTGCCATCGGGTGGTCGAACCCATAAGTCAATATCGTGCGGACTCATATCGGGCCAGGACATAGTTATTATTATATCAGCTTTTGCCTCTATATCTTTTTTCTTTGCAGGTGGATTTATAAACAATACCACCGCAAAAAACAATAATACAAATGCCAGCAAAATATTAAATAGCATATCTATGAAAGATATGTTGCTACCATGATACTGGCGGTATTGTTTCATTCTCGAATTTCATTCTTTTGTATATCTGTCTCTATACTAATAAGTTGGAGCTTCACCAACTGACTTGTAATCAACCCAACAAGTGTTGTAAGAACTGCTGTACTCATACCACCGGCCATTTTGAAAATTGCCGCTGTCGACATAGCTACATTAGACGGATCTAATCCAGCAAGTGCCGGGCCTAACATAAGTGTGAATCCTATTAATGTGCCAATCATTCCTAGTGCCATTAGTAGCTCTGAAGCATACCAACAACCGTTCAAATACGGAACATTATCCCTGAATATTTCACTATTATGCTCATGCAATGTTAGCCTAGATGTTAGCACACCAATAAAGACGGTTAATATTGTATAAATTGCCAAAATTATAAAACTAATCCCCGAAAGATCAGCTACCCAAAGGGCTGCAAACAACCCCTTATGTTGTATAAATGCCGAAGTGACAATCGAGGATAAGAAAATAATTAACCACCGTAGAATTGCAAAATTTACCATTATTTTATCCTCCGAGAAATATATTTCATGGCTTAGTCCTTTCCGACGGAGACCATCCTCATGAATTCAGCTCTGACCTGCGATTCATTCTTAAAACAACCGCCCAATTTAGAAGTAACTGTGCTGGATCCTGTGTCTTCAACGCCGCGAGACTTGACACAGTAATGTTGAGCATGAATTACAACCCCAATGTCATCTGTATCTAGAATATATTGTAGTGCGTGATAGATTTGCTCGGTAAGTCTTTCCTGAATTTGCGGACGCTTACTAAAATATTCAACAACACGGTTAATTTTACTTAGGCCTAACACTTTTTGTTTTGGAATATAGCCGACAGTAGCTAATCCATCGATCACAACAAAATGGTGTTCACAATTAGATTGAACATTGATGTTCTTCTCAATTACCATTTCGTCGTACTTCATTTTATTGTCTACTGCGGTACACTTCGGAAATGCTTCTAGATCAAGTGACCAAAAAATTTCACCTACATACATTTTTGCTACTCTTTTAGGAGTTTCAATTAGACTATCATCCGATAAATCTAGGCCAAGTGTTTCCATAATATCTCTAAATTTCTTCTCAATGATATCAATCTTTTCTACCCGGGAAAGATTATTTGGCCTCATAGGAGTTTCTACTCCACATTTTACCAGATGCTCGTGTACTCTTAGTCCTAATTCTGGATCTGCTTTTGTTTTATTGAAGCTCATAGAAATTTCCTTATATGCTGAGTAAAGTTTCCCATATCCCAATCCTTTTTACAACATAAACAAGATGCTCTTCTACCGAGAAATCGAGATCCGTTGTTGTTTAATTTAGCCGACTGAGACATAAGTTCTCTTGTTTTCTGAATTTTGGGTTTACCATTAGACAAAGAAATAATTTTCTTTACTTCCTCGGTGTGTTGTAATCCCAAAGCGTTTTTATTACCGGCCATTTTACGAGATTGAGATAGTTTTCCGGCATGATTATGCTTTGTTCTGCCGACTACTTTTTCATTTCTCTTTTGAATGGAAAGTCTTTTTTCTTCTTTTGTTTTTGATGCAAATGTTTGTTTACGTTTCTTATTTGCCTCATCTCCGAGATTCCCCCCATAGCCACCCTTAGCAACATTATATCCGTTTTGAGTTATATGCGACTCATAGAATATAATTGCAGGATCTTCCTTTGAGGATATTTCTTCACGACTATCGGATTCTTCAAGGAGAAATATTGAAAAGTGTTCGAGGCCATATTTCTTTATAGCTCTATGAAATGGATATATAGGATCTCGCGAATCACTAATATGTATTTTCCATCGATCTTCTAAAGATAATTCCGTAATACCAATATAAGATTTTTGATTTACTGAATTAATGACTCTATACAACTTATAAGACATGTTACCCGCTTTGGTAATTGGGATCTTTCGTTTATCCCTAACGCCATACAAACCTACTTTTGTATGAATCTGCCACCTTTGTGTGACAAAAGTATTTATCAAACTCAATAGATACTATGCTTATTTTTTAGAGTCTGAAAGTCTTGACTATATGGCACAGTAAATACAGTCGTGTTTAGCACCTTTATCAGATCTTTGACGTCGTTCCTAAGATTGATCAAATCCAAAGATAGAGTCTGGTTATCGTCTATCAGTTTTTGAAGAATCATCGGATTTTGATCAATCCCCTTTAGTCGTGCCACAACTTGTTCGGATTCAGTGATTTCCTTTAATTGGTCGGTGCTCATTGAGCCAAAGAGCTTATCAAGGAAAACAATCTTTTCTCGTTGCTCAGAAGTTAGTGTTATCATGCTTGTCCTAAGGTGTGTTTACGGAAAGCATTCACAGAGACCGGGACAATAGGCTCAATTAGTTCCAATATCGCCTCTGCATAGACTCGAATCTCATACTGAGCATGAGAATGCAATCTTAATTGTAGGAAATGGAATAGATTATGTAGATCAACCGTGCCAAACATATGGCTATATGTGCCAACAGGTAATACTGAGCGTGCTAATTCACGGGGACAACCTTCAGCAATAAGTTTCTTGTAGACTACAAAGGCATCACTCGAAATATCATATATTCGACGACGCATGCTTTCGGCTTCAGGGTGCAATTCGTCTGTCCTCATCTGTTTATTAGATGCTGATTGAGTTGTGATCTGTGCAACCTCTGGCACATAAAACTCTTCCGGTAGCTCTGCATACCTTGCAGATATCTCGTTGAAGCTCCAAGTACGGTGACGATGCCACTGCCTAAACACAAAGATAGGGGCTTTTACATCAAAGGTAAAGACACAAGACTCGAACGGGCTTGTATGCTTGTTTTTTAGCAGGTAATTGAGCAATTTAGCATCTTTGCCGTCATCCTCGCCTGCACGCCATTCAGCATCATAGGATACTCTAGCGTTACGAACAATGGACAGATCGCTGCCCATACTCTCGACCAATCTAACGTGGCCGTGATCTAATACTTTTCTATAATTCTGCATCTTTTCTCCCAAATCGAGTGGCTTTGGCAGCGTTCAACATACGTTCAAATGAATCATCCATGTGTCCCTGATCCATACCGTTGATAATATTACCCCGAAGAGTTTCAACGACATAGTCAGCGGTACTGATATATCTGATTGTATAGACCGGATCTAGCACAGGTAAGTCTAGATGAACTTCATAATAATTTTTCAACCAAATTTTTGAGCCATCACTCAAAAGTATTGGTAACCATGCGAACCGGAGGTAATACTTGCCAAGCACTTGTGTCATTTCACAATGTTACAAGAACTAAATCAGAAAGTCAAAGATTATCAGCAAGTTTTCTGATAATATATTCGGCCTCAGTGATATTTTCTATAAAATCTATATGAAAATCTTCACCTTCAAGGAAACTACTATTCCATACTTCATATTTTTTATAATAATTCTTTAGCCACACTTCGGTGCCGTCAGAACATTGTGTTTTTATAAAGGCAAATTTCTTTATATACCTGGTAGACGCAATCATGCCAGATTCATGACGCCAATTCGGCGGCGGCGTTGGAACATAGCCCATCTAATTCTTTGGTTCGGGCATTCTGTAGAATGCGTGATTACCAATAACCATAGTTTTCTTCATTTGAAGTCTCCAAGTTGGAAAACTCGTGAAAGGATTATGAAAGTGTGTTGCACCTTGCGTATTATCTTCTATAGATCCTGCCAATACCTCTATTGCAATTTTAGCAGCAGTTTCGAATTGCTCTCTTATATGATCATTCTTGATAATAATCGTTTTTCCCTTTTTATCATTCTCACAATACCATGAGAAAGCACATACTGGTTTATTTGTTATTTTACTGGGTGCAGTAAACTTAACAACTTCACAAATTGTGCCTGGAAAGCGTGGATCTTTTGCTCTATTTACAGTAACAGATGCGACTGCAATTTGCCCTCGTATATCTTCATTGCGTGACTCATAATAGATGTTTTCCGCCAAGCAATATGCTTGTTCCGGATCAATCTGTGACGTGTCTATGTTCAGCCCACTAACGTCGGCCGTTTGCAAAAGATATGCGAGGAGAATTTTTGCTGATGTCATCAGTATTCTCCTTTATTATTGCCATTGGAAATACCAATGGACAATTATTTAGTCCTATAACTCGTCCATTATATACATTGTAAACGGATTTGTCAAAGATTGGATAAATAGTAAAATGTGAAAGGAATCTACATATGAAATTAGAAAACATCGTTGAGGGCACATGGGTTGTGAAATCCAAAGACGGAGTCGAGAAACGTTTCCCTACTCGTAAAGAGGCCGAAGCTAATGCATGGGCAAATTCATATGCTAAGAAGCCGGCTGCGCCAAAGGTTGCAAAGACTAAGAAACCCGAAGTAGATTTAGGCGTGGTTTGGAGAAAGGTAGAAGATGTAGTAGGGCAAATATTCCCAGACGGCGATCCAATAGATTACTTATATCCGTGGACAAAGAAAATGGGATATGATTATTCCATTATCGATAAAGCCGCGCAACAGCAAGGATATAAGGATCTGTATGAT